TCGACATTATGACGTTAGGTAAAGCTGTAAAGTAGGTCCTATAAGGGTTTCGACCTAATTTCTACCACATTAGGTCCACATTATGTACATTATGTGAAAATTAGTGCTATGATATTATATTCATTACTTTCTCCTTCGCTTAGGGGACAACGACACTTCTCCCCTTGTTCCCTAAGCTTTTTTCCTGTTTAATTATCCCGATGGCAAAAATAAAAGACCAAGACTTAGTTAGCAACGCTTTTAATATTACTGAAAAAGCCAAACGCTTTGCTGAAGAATACGTTTACAACGACGGCAGTAAAACCAAAGAAGAGTGTGCGATTTCTGCCGGATATTCCGAATCTTCTGCTTCTGTTCGAGCTTCTGAATTAACTAACCCAAGAATGTACCCTAAAGTTGTTAAGTATATTGAACACTTGCAAAATCAATTAGCCAGTAAATATCAAGTTACTTACGGCAGACACATAAGAAAACTTGCCGAGATTAGAGATTTAGCAATAGAAAAAGGTAACTTTACCTCTGCAGTTGCGGCCGAAGTACAACGAGGTCGTGCAGCCGGCTTGTATATTGAACGCAAGGAGATTAGAACGGGATCCCTGGAGAGCTTGTCTATAGAAGATTTAAAAACCAAAATTAAAACGCTTGTTGGTGATTACAAACCATTACTTGATGAGGGCGTTGATGAAGCAACAATCATTACACAAGAAAATAAATTAGACTCGTAGCTATCCGTAGCTTTTCGGCCTTGCGTTTTTGGTTTTAATTTTATGTAAGCCCGTTGGGTCTAGGATATAAGAATAGTGATAGCCGTCTTTGTCTTTTACCACTATTTGAAAGCCATCAAAGTGAGTAATGATTGTCTTTCCTTCACGAAGTAAATAATCCTTGAGCTGAGATAAACTTGACCATTCTTTAGCTAGTAAAGGGTCTTGTTTCTGTTCTTGTGCCGTTGGTGGGGTAGCTTCTAAAATATCATAGATATATTTTTTTACTAGCTCGTTGAGATCATAACGAGTAATCATTTTCTTTTTCTTGTAATACTTTTTACCTAAATTTAATCTTTCTTCATCTGAAAGTTCAATTGCTATGTTGGTTTTCATGCTTCCTTCTCAAAGTGTAGTTTTCTGATTTTCTTTGTTTAGTGGTTCTTCGTAAAAGTAAACTATGGCGACAACGCCTTTAGTGGCACATTCTTTAATGCGATAATCTACTTTTGAAGATATGCTTGAACAACCGAGTAAATCGGCTACTTCATCTATTGTTAATTTACTCATGCTTCCTCCTCTAAAATAAATCTATACTTTTCTGTGTTATTTTCTATTATTGTTATCTGGTCTTGTAAGTGTTCAATGTCTTTTTGCAGTTCATTTAAATCTAATTCACAATTTAAAATATCATCTTTATTAACTGCAACATCATCAAGCAAACAAGCAACAGATATACTTGCTTCTTTAACTGCTTCTAATAATTTACTCATGCTTCCTCCTTTAATCGTTGTATTACTTCTTTGTAATTTTCTCCATTACATTCACATAACTCTTTAAAAGTTCTTTGAGAACTATGCAAATATCTCTTATCTTCTTCATAATCTTCTTCGGGCGATTGGTATAAAAGACTTTCAATTATTCTTTCTGATTCGTCTCTAATTGCTTGTCTAAGTTCTTTGTTATTCATGCTTCCTCCTTTTTAGTTCATTATATTTAATCCATAACTCCCTATCAGATGGGTCGACATTACCAGTAATTTGCCACCATTCCTCTGATTGTTTCCAACCCTTGTAATATTTACTTTCAATATCGTTTATTTTTGCTTGTAGCTCTTCGACTGTCATGCTTCCTCCACTTCAAAACAACTACTATCATAAGCAAAACACTCATCAGAAGTATCTATAAAATGCTGTGCCTCCTTTTCACTATCAAAAACATGTTCAAGTAAATAAGAGTTCATAGTGTCTGTACACCTAATCATAAATCTTTTTTCTGTCATGCTTCCTCCTTTATGTGTTTTCCTTCTTCTATATATTTATCAGTATTTTCGTCATAAATATCCATAACTAGCCAATCTTCTATGTTTTCTTTTAAATTATTAATAGCTAATTCTTTTGCTTCTTCTACTGAGCAGTCTATTGCCCAAATTGTAAAATCTGTAGTCAGATTAATTCTAAGTTCTTGGTATTTTTTCATCTTTTTACCTCGTATTGTTTATCTAAATCTCTAAAAATAAGTCTTACTGTGTCGTCTGCTAAAACTGTGTGGTCGTGTTGCATGATAAAAGTGTCCTCGTCATAAACTACTATGGTTATCTTCATGCGATAATCATTTAATTTAACCTTCACTGTTTTCCTCTGCATATTTCTTGTCGATAAAATCTTTATTTTCTTTTTGCCATGTAGCTTTAGTTTTAAAAGTTTCTCCGTAAGCATGTTTCTCGGACAAGTATTCTTGATAAAACCTGTCGATAAATAACTGCTTGTTGGATCTTTTTTCCTTGTAGCTAAAATCTGTGTCTTTGGGCATCTTAATCATAATTATTTTCTCTGTTAGGTCGGTAGCTGATTTTAAGGGTACCTTTGCGTCATATAGTATGGTACTAACTTCAGCTGATGCATTGTAATAAAACCAGCTACCTATTAATTGGTATCGAAACATCAACCAATTAAATATTTTTCTCCGTTTTTTCTTTGTTACAAATAGGACAATTGTCTAATGGTTTAGGTATAACTGCGTTTTCTGGTATGGCACTTAATAATTGCTCTAATCTATCGATAGCAGTATTCATCAGTTCTGGTTTGTCTGTTACTCTTAACAAATCAATCATTCCTATTTGATGTCTGATAAGTTCTTCTAAGTTCTTTTCTTTTATCACTTTTCCTCCGTTTTCTCTGTTATAAACTTGTCAATATAATCTATAGCATCATCTAGTCGTTTGTGATTTTGAGTATAAATTGTTGGTTTACCATTTTTAAAAACATAATCTTTGATGTATTCCCAAGCACAATCCAAGTGCCATTGTTCCCATTCTGCTTTTTTAATTACTTGTTGTTTGTCTTTCATGCTTCTTCCTTTTCTAATTCTGCTAAGTATTCCTGCACAATTTCTTCGCCAATAATATAAGCGTACATATTGACAACGTGTTCTGGCGAAGAAAAATCTGAATTAACTTCGCCAAAATTAAATTGTTCATACTCTCTAATATGTTCTATAACTTCAAAGACCATATCGCCTAGCCATTGTTTAGCTTGATAAGTTCCTATGATGTAGTAGTCCTCATTAAAAGCGTGGTGGTGTAGGTCGTCTTTCCAATCTTTAGATTCTTTCAACCATTCCTCATTGTCTTCAATGTAGTTATCAAAGTATTCTTTGATTTCTTCTTTTTTATAATCCATGTTTAGTTCCTTTGTTAAGCAAGTTCAAGGTTCTTGTTTTATCAAGTATCGCTAAATACTCAAGAAGAATAATGTTATGTGTACTTCTTCCAAGCCGATTTTTTGCACACAACCTCTATCTTTGCAAATGTTCTTTAGGCGTAAAAATCTATTGCTTGATCGTCAATAAATTCTCTCCAACTTTCGTTTACACTATCAACTAAAAAAGGATAAGCTTCTGTTGAAACTAATCCTTTTAACTCTAGTACAAACTCTCGGTCTTCTGTCCAATGATGCTCACAGTTTATGAAATAGCGATTGCACAAAACATTAACCTCGTTTTCCGTTTCTTCGAGTTCTTTTTTAACCCAACCTATTTTACTCATTTTAACCCCTTGTTAAATTGTGGATTGCAAGATAAAACATGCTTTATATTAGAAAGCATTTTGTCCTCCGTATCTATTTGCTCAATAAGTTCAGGACGACATTCTCTATCTATAATCTCAAACTTAGTATTAATCCAATAAACCCCGTTGTCGTAATTATCGGTATCAAGCTGAGAATAAACTCCCATGCCTATTGAATGCGTACCGCCAAAAAAATTGCTTATAATTTGGCAAAGTCTTGCCATAGCATAAGTTGGTTCTGATCGTACTTTT